TCGGTCGCTACAGTAGACGCTGCCGACGGTGCCGCCACTACGGTAAATCCACTGCTGGATACCAGCGTTGCCGGGATAGGATCTTGCCCGTTGATCGGACCGGGGGATGCCGCAATTATCCAAGTCTCGTTGTTTACTACGGGAGAGAATATGGCACTGTTGTTGTCTCCCTGCCGTCCAACGATAACCACCTGACCGACGCTTTCGATCTGATACCATCCGAGCCACTGGAACACGGTAAACGAAACGCCCGCGCCACTCGTTACTGCCGTCGCCAGCACTGCGTGCGTTGCATCCGTTACGGACAGAATCGTCGACCACTGGCTTCCGATGAGGATGTTGATCCCAGTATCGTAATTGGCGAATGTGTGGCCGGCGGTCGATTGGATGTTTACACCGCCGGTAACCGTACAGGTGCCCTGCTTTTTGGCCCAGTACGTCACCGTCATGGGCTCATTCGAGACCGTCGTGGTGGCGAACGTTAGGACAACGTGGAGGACTCCATTAGGCTCCTGCCACAGGTTTGCCGGTACCGTGGCGGCCGCCGTCACGCTGCTGATCGCAAGGGCAGGAATCGTCAGGGAAGTCGAGTAAGGAAGGTTTCCAATGTCATCAACGGTTTGGGTTATGATGCCGTCGTCGTTCTCCGTCGTCAGAAACAACGTACCGGCAATAGATGCGGTGGTCTGAATAATTGGTGGGAAAGGGCCTGTCCAAGACACCGGGGACGATGCCCAAGGACCGTACAGGGTATCCAGCTCATAGGGACTGCCGGCGGGCGGTTGCCAGATGATGTGAATCTTCTTTAAGTGCCCTTCGGTGTAGGAGGTACTGGTAGTCGGTAAAGCGATGGTCATGACGATAGTCTCTGCCGCATCGTTCCCGTACCACACCGGTGCAAGGGACATGCTTGTCCCAGCCGATGGAATGTTCGGTGCATTCGGAGCGGTCGCTACCGATCCACTTCCTTCCGATACTGTTGTCCAGTTCCCCATAAGTGCTTAGTTTCCGATCCCTGACCAAACCGTCGGCCCCGCCGGAGTCAAGGTTATTGGAGACGAAGACCCATCGATGGTGTCTCCCCCGCCTTCCTGAATGATGCAATCATACGTACTGCCCGGAACGAGTTTGATCGTGACGGTATTACCGGTGTCCGCGGACTCGGACGGCAGGGTTCCGGTTATCAGTTCGGTTGTCGCCGTAACGTTATACAGTACGTTCCCGGTTGCAATTGAGAAAGTTCCGCCAACTGGATTCGTAACGTTGTAGACCGTCACCACCATGGCGCCAGGGGCGGGAGCATCTAGAGGGATTCCGTAGTCTGCGTTGTTTGTGCACGGAACCGTCTTGACTGCTCCATCTCCGAATGCGTTTGTGCAGTACCCCTGGACCGCTACCACTACCATGTCTTTGAGCGGTTGGTTAAATATCCAAGCATTTAGGTCGGTTGGGTTCGAGAACAGACCGGCGGGAAACGGAACGGTCGCGGTCAGGACAATCACCGGAAGCATCGAGGCGCCTGCGTTCCAGGCGGCCACCGTTGTGCCGAGCTGTGCCCTGGTGATCGGTACGGTGGTTCCCGTTGGTGTCCCGCACAGTACAATTTCTTCTCCGAACCGTGCATATTTGTTTGCCAGGGAAGCAATGGTTGCGTGCCCCATTACTGGCGCATCGAGAGAGACCGACGTCGCTCCCGTTGTCAGGTTTGACGCCAGTATAAAATCATCGGCGGCCGGGTTCACATAGTAGATCCGAAACGTTCCAGTCGCGATGGCGAAGTTGCTGGGATCGATGGAAAACGTCAGACCGGTAAGCTGCAAGACGGTCGGATCAATGGCACTTTGCTCAACTCCAAAGGTTGGCGCCGGCGGAGGCAGTGTAAGGTCGAACGGATATGCAGTCACCTGAGAAATGTCCTCTTGACTCATGCCAGCTAGATTCACGGAACAGAATTTGAAGTAAACCGTTTGTCCTATCGACGATGCCGGATATTGGTATTGGAAAAGCCCACCATCCACAACGCAGAACTGAGCGCCAATAGCGTGCGCAGCAATTTGCGAACCGAAGACCCCGCGCCTCAAGTATGTCATGCCGTACCGGAATGCCCCCAGTAGGGTTGCAGTCTCGTAGGACATAAATTCCGTGTCCGCGACGATTAGAGACACATCCGCATCGGCTTGGGCTTGCGTGTAGGACTCCATCTCGCCAAAACATCCCGTTAGGTTAACCTGCAGCGCATTGGTGGCGGTGTCGGGGTCTGGTGTAATCGCCAGTGTGGCGGTCAGGTACCCCATGGTAGCGGCCCCGGTGGACATCCCAATGAAACTGTAGGAATTCCCCCCGTCGGTCGATCCGTATACCGCGGCGCCTCCCCAGTTTTCTCCCCCGCTCAGTGCAATCCCAACGGTGAGAGGGTTCCCCTGCGTCACCTGAAGTGGAAGATTTACGAACATTGGGGTGTTGACGTGGCCGGGAGCCGCGTAGTAACCGGCCTGCGTAGGGCTATGGCGTTGCGACGGGTACAGCGTAGGGGCCGAGCAGGACCAGGGGAACTCCTCCAGCGTAACCTTTAAGCATAAATCATCGTCTTCTTCTACGCGCGTTATCCGTACGGGCTTCTGCGCAAATCCGAGGTAAGGATCTGTGATAGTAATAAGATCCATCGGATCAAGACGGCAGAAATGGGGGAACAGCGTCAGCTCGTAAGTTCCGGCGCCGGTGATGTAAACGGCGCGTTTCAGAAGCGTGTTCTGAACCGCTACCGCTACATTCTGGACTTGGATCTCCGGGTACGATGCAGTACTTTCGGGGCGCCGACCAAACTTCGCCACCATCGATGCGTCTTGCGCGGGCGGCAGCGTATTGGTTGAGTAGTCGGCGCTGCGGTTCGTCCACTCAACCGTGATCTCGTTCTTGACGTCGCGCGCATCCGGGCGTTTTACGGAAAGGGGCTCTTCGTCCGGTCCGCACACCATGTCGGTATCGTCAATATCGTAAATAGGCTGAGTTGCCGGACTGTACGTTACGCCGTTGCCGACCGCGGTGGTGTCTCCATAGCACCCGAACTTCAGAAGCCCCTCGGACCAGAATGCATCGGAGTTAGCGATCTCTAGCAAGTGTGTCAACGTTTCACGTGCAGAAGATGTTTGATCGTATGCTTTAGAAATAAACAGTCCGTTAGCCGCGCAGTAACGATATACCTGCCCCCCAGGGCCTATTCCATTCGGTGCCGTACCAAGAGGAAGCCAAAGCGACGCGCCGTTTATCTGCGCTAGGTTCTGCATCGACTGTGCACTCCAAGAAACGGCTAGATTAACGGTGCCGGTAGCGGATGCGGTACTGTAGACCGTTCCGGCCGGAAGCGACGGGGCCGACAGCACCACTAGGTTTGGAGATCCTGGGTAGATCGCTAAGACCGACCACGTCCCGTTCATTCCAGCGGATGAACCGGAGTATCCGGCAACCGTGCATGCGCTTCCCGGTGAGATGCCGGAAACCGAAGTGCTGGTGTAGCAGTTGATGGTATTGCTAAGGAACTCAGGATCGGACTCGGACAAAGTCAACACCACCGGAACCGATGCCGGCAGCGTTTCGGGGGTATCGTTTAGCGTTGCCTTTACCGTTGGATTAACGGGATCGAACGATACGATCAGAAATACGCTTCCGTCAACTGCAATCTGCTGTCCAACAGACAGTCCTGATAACGACCCTTCTAAAACCTGCATGGTAGTGCCAATTACCGAGCAGATGCCGGAAATCGTTACCGGCCCATAACCCGTTCCGCTGCTTGGTGTGCTCCACCCCAGCACTCCATCGAGAGGACTGGACAGAATGTTTCCTATTACATCCGCTGGGTTGCAGTCGATCACCGATCCGCCCCAGGCGCAACGTCCCTGAACCTCGAAGTTCAGGTTTGGGATGACTCCAGCGCTTCCAAGATCGAATGCACCGCTGCCGATGTAAGCCAACTCGGAGTACCCCAGAGCTTGAGATGTAAAGGCCGAGTTGTTGGCCAGATAGTTCCACGGGTCCTGTCCAATGTTGCCGGCAAACAGCACCAAGTTTAGGTGCGTCATGGGACTGCCCGTGATGCTGTAGTTGTTGATCTGGTAGCTGTAGGTGATGTCTACGTAGGACCCGGCATCCGCGGACGAGAAACCGTAATGAGCGTAACCACTCGAGTCGACTGCCAGCGTGTACTGCCCCGCGCCCGGACTCGATTCAACCAACTGCATTGGAGCGGAGCACGCAACGGTCCCGCTGGACCCCGATGGATTGCCATAGTCGCTGGCGGAATAGCTAATGGACACTTCCTTGGAGACCCCTACGTTCAGCACCCACCAATTTGAGCTCCCTGTGCCTCCGATTTGCGCTTGGTAGCTTCCACCGCCTCCGGGTATCAGGTACCGTTCGGTCGAGTAGGCTAGATTGTACTGGTCCTTGTCTCTCCAAATCCCGTAAACTCCGTAGACTGGACCCTGTCCGATTGCCATCAGCACATTGGTAATGTAATCGTACTGCTGGCTTCCTCCTTTTCCCTTATTACCCTTCCCCCCGTTTACCTGATTTGCAGTCCATCCGCCAGTCCAGATAACGTTAGGGGCTAGCCGCACCCGTCCAAAAATAACGGGGATACATCGTCCCAAGAGAGACGTAGAACACTGGTACCCCATCAGCTTGTTGGTGAGGGTAGTGTTGGTCTGTGACTTGAAAATTCCCATAAAATCTATACGCTCTGGAACGCACTGAAAAACCGAACCGGAATACCGGCGCCAAGAGGCCATGCACTCGCTGTTGATTCTTCAACGCAGGGGTGGCTGCCAATACCGCGAGCGTGAATAATACGAGGCCAGTCTATCACAATAGCTGCATGACTAAAGCAAAGGCTTTGATGAGCCTTGAATAAAGCTACATCGCCGGGGAGAGGAACTGAAACTTCAGAAAGCGCTGTTTGGAGAAGATCTAGATACGGTTCGCTGATGGCCATCTTGTGGTGCATGAAGTCGCGCGGCCAGTGTGGAGGCAACTCCGGGACGACAACGCCGCATGCAGACAAGACCGCGCGGGGAAACCGCCCACAATCAACCCCAACGCCTCGGATGCAAGCATTCATACGGAAAGGCGTGTCTACCCAGGACAATGCCTCCGCTACGATATCGGCCCGCCGTTCCAGTTCGGTCATACGGCTTGTTCGGGAAGAGGAATGTAATCGCACCCGGCATAGTACCGAATGTTTCCGTATGCGCGGCATTGAGCCTGGGTCTTGTCGCAGTCGGGCACAATCGTGAATGTATCGCCGGCCGCCGGCGCCGAAGGCAGTGGAGGCGATACCGTAACGACTCCCGCGCCGCCCACAAGACTGTACTGCGAAACCATCGAGATCAAACCGGTGTTAACTCCAGATGTAAATGCGATGTAACCCTGTGCGAAAAATCCAGCCGTGCCAATAAAAGGCGGCGGCGATCCTTGTGCCAAAGGACCGGGCTGCCGCCAAGACGTCCCAAACCCAGACATCTGGGTTTGAAGTTGTTCGTCCCCCGACGCCGTCGCCACATAAACGTTCCAACCGGTTGCTCCAGCGGGAGGCGATGCGGGAGGAGCTGCGATCAACAGTTTGTCGGTTGTACCATTAGCGCCAGACTGCGAGCTTCCGCTAATTGCAAGGGATGCTTCCGGGCTTGGTCCAGATTCTCCCCCAGCTCCCGTAAACGTCTCTTGCACAAAGTACGTTTGCGATGCAAGGTTAACGTCGGTTTGGGCTGACGTCTCGCTTAGAGATGGAGCGGACGTCGGTGCAGCTATTCCGCCAACCTGAGTGAGGTTTGTGTTGATCACCGCAGCAGTGCTGCCCGCCTGCACGGTACCGGTAGCGGTGACGCTGGATTTGCTGAACGTACAGCCGGCATCGCCGAAGGTGTGGCGACAACCGCTGAGGTAGAGGTTGCGGGGCCAGTCGCTACTTAGCAACGCCGTAGGGTCCTTCACGGCCAAGACTGCGTGGGCACGGCCCAGCTCTTCGACCTCCCCTACCTGTCCAGTAAACCAATTGATGGTTCCCAGAGTTAAGTCCAGAGGACTGGTCGTTGTAGCCCACAACCGGTCGACCCAAATGGTAGCGCCTGCGAACATACCGGATGCGATGGCTTGCAAGATCGCAGTAGTGCCTATTGTCATCAGAGGGTTTGCCGTAAGGGTTAACTTTATTTGAGATACTTCCAGCTTCAGACCCTGAACAATCTTAGACCGATCTACATATGGCTTGGCGCCCAGAAAAGTCTTTCCGCTGACTCGGGTGTTGCCTCCAACGCTACTGGCGGGGTCGTAAATCCCCGTAGTCGGGAATGTAATCGGGAACGGCCATGAAGCCCAGTACAACATCGATCCGTTGATCAGCAATACCGTATAGAGATCAATTACCTCGTAGGTACCGCCAGTCCCAGCAGTGCAGAGACCATCGAGAAAGTTGGCCAAAGGGGCGGATATTTGGGTTTTCATGGAAATCTGGGGTTTGGGGGCCGATAGAATGCCCTAAACTTCGCGCACAGGGCACTTCAGTTGCGCCGAAGTGCCTGGATTGGTACTGGGGTGCCACCTAACCGTAGAAAACGCCCCTATGCGTAGACTTGGGCAAACTTTATGGCCTTGGCGTCGTACAGGTTCAGGCAAAACTCGGAAAACTCCAGATTGTCTTCCGAGAAGTGGACCCGCCAGAAATATCCAAAGTCCACCGCTACCGTCGCGGCATTCGCCGGCGCCGTCGTAAAGGTTAGGATGCCCGCAGTACTGATTGTCCAGTTACCCAACTGGGATAACAAAGATCCGTTGACATACACGTTTGCAAACGGCAACGCTATTGGCGGGGAAAGAGATGCCGTAATGCCGTTGATGTCGAAAACCGGCTGCATAGTAGTGCCGCGGGATCGGTAGAGTTGAAACGCTTTCGTCACGCCATCTCCAGCCGGCAGCGCTCCGTTAAGGCCTGGGATGAAGTTCTGCCCGTAAGTAGGGGTAAGGCTTTGGTTGCCCGCGTTCGCAACGGTGTAGCAGTCTTGCGGATCATAAAACAAGAAGGAGTCCCACGAGCCCACACGGGCGCAGTAGAACCCCCACAACGTATCCAGATCCCCATCCGTTATGTTCATAACGTTGATCGGGACCGAAAACTCGGTAAGAGGAAATGGATAGTTGGGAATCCTTACCTGCTGTCCGCTTACCGATGATTTAACGATAGTGGAGAACCGGGGAGTCCTCTGAGTCGGCCACGCCTCCCCGGACAGTTGTGGAAAAATCGCATTGCTCATGCGCGGCTAAGCCTCAAGCGTCCGTCGCGGATAGCGCGGTCCCAAGCATCCGAGTTTCGAGCTATGCTGTGGGGGCTCTCTCCTGGGTATCCCTGGTAGGTGTTTGTGACCGACGGACGCGAACCTCCGCTTTCAACCATTTTCTCGAAGGTGGTGTTCTGCCGTTCGGTCAGAACGCGCTCTCCAGCGTGAGTAATGTTCATCCCGGTCTTCGGCACCACGCCACCGAGCTCGAACGATCCAAACGCCATCAACGCCGCAAAGGTACTGGCAGCGGCAATGGGGGCCAAGACGGGACCGACGAACGGAATGTTGGCAACGGCATTGCCAGCCTTCACGGCGGCGGTTTTCGCTTCGATCAACACGTCCTTCTGCGCCATAGCACGGTGCATAGCGTGGGCCACCAGGGCTTGCGCCACCCCCATCATGAGGTTCTTGACCATGTTTTGAAGCATTCCGTCCCATACGCTTTTGATTGCATGCCCCATGCTCTTGTGGCTACTGACCATTGCGGTTACAAGCCGTTCGGAGTCTTCCTGGATACGATGGAAAGAACTGGTCCACGCAGCATTGATACCTTTGGTCTCGTCCTTCGCAATGGTGGCCATCTTGATAGCATGTTTTTGCGCCAGTTCCTCAATCATCGCCTGAGCCCTGGCGGCTGCCGGGAGATCGCCACCGGCCAGTGCATCGGCCTTGGCACGTTCCGCAGCGGCTACAGCCGTAGCGTACTCTTGATCTTCTAATTTCTTCAGTTGTGCAATTCTTTGGTCTTCCGAGATCTTGCCGGCTTCCTTCTCGGTGTCGAGCCGAATCTTAGCAAGCTCATAGATTCGCGCGGAGCTCTCTTCCTGCGCTTTGACCTGAATGGCCGCTACTTCCTTAGCCTGTTTGACTTCAGCCTCCCGAAGTTTCTCCAAGTCCTTAATTCCGTTCTCCGTTATCTTGGCATGGGCTTCGTTCCACCGTTCCGTTACCTTATTCGCAGTCTCGTCTTCCTTCTGCTTCTTCAGTGTGGCCTCATCATTGATCTTGGCAACGGCCTGCTGGTGCTCCAGATTCAGGTTCGTTAGATCAATACCGGGTCCGACCGGTTTCCCTTCAGCTTTTGCCGCTGTGGCCTTTTCGGCATTGATCTTCTTTGCCGTTTCTACTTCAATGGCATACCGGGCATTCTCGGCGCGCAGCAAAGCGCCCGTTAGGTCGTCCTCGGTCGAAAGACCCATCTTGTGTTTCTGCTCTTGCGACTCCTTCCAGATGTTCAGACGAGTCAGTGCGTTCTTTTTGTCGATCTCGGCAATCTGTTCGGCAATCCTGGCCTGTTCCGCTACTCCTTTGGCGCCGCTGGACTTGTCCGTATCGGTTTCACCGCTGGGCTTCTTGGGGGCCACAACGGCCCAGCGTTTCTTGTTGTCATCTAAAAACTTTACGGCAAGGGCATCCTCCGTTTCCAAAAAGTCCTTCCACACCACTTTCGCCTGCTTTGCTCCAGCGACCGCATCCGAAGCGGCTTGAGAAAAGTGTCTGTGCAGGAGATCGTTAAACACCTTACCGGACGTCTCAATATCCAGAAACATTCTACTGAACATTGCCTGGATGATAGTCAAGGCTGACGCAGCACTCCATCCCAGTATGTCGAACGCTTCATCCAACTCTTTCAGTGCCGTTACTAATGGCCCCAAGATCTCCGCCGACATCTTTTTCCACGCTTCACTCATGTCCGCTTCGATCTTTTGAAGATCGCGTGCCGGTCCTACAGCACCTGCCATTGCAGCACCGAGGTCCCGGTGAGACTGCATGTTCTTGGTTAGGTTATCTCCCTCTTCCTTCAGGAATGCCACATACGGGATTGCATTTCGTCCCGCAATTGCCCGCATATTCCCAAGGTCCTGCTCACCCTTTGTGCTGTTAGCCAAGTGGATAGCGATCTGTTGCTGTGCATCGATCAGACTGAGCGTCCCGGCCTCCAACGCTCTGGTATCGACGCCCAGCTCCCGAAGTTTTTCATGCTGCTGGCTAAGAGGATTCCGTGCCGCCAGCATCGTAGCGGACATACGCATAACGAGCATGTTTAGGTTGACGTGTTCCGCTCCGGTTTGCTTCAGCTCCGCTTCAAGCTCCGCAAGCTGCATAACGCTTATGCCCGTCGCAACGGATAAATGACCAAGTTCAAGAGCCTCATCTTTGGTCTTGTCCACCACTTGCTCAAGTGTCGCCCCCATCAACGCTACCCCGGCGATTTCCCCCAACCCTCCAATTGCGCCGGCAACGCCACCACCCTGCGCCACACTCAACATCGTTCTGCCGAGTTCCTGGTAGCGGGCCTCTTGCTCCCGCACAGCAGCCGTAACCTTAGCGGCCGTAGCGGCGGCAGCGGCGGCACGGGTCTTTTCCGCCGCCACCATCCGGGCGGTATTCTCCTGGATGGCTTCTCCCCAAGCTTTCTCCACAGCCTCCTGCTCCGACCGAATCCTCTGGAACTGTTGAGCATTCGCCTGGACGGCATCGGTGTGCAGTTGGGAGTTAGCGGTAGCGGCCTGGTAGGCAGCACCGGTTTCATCGGTCGCGATGATCTTTACGGAACTAACGAGATCGGGCATTTAGGTTTACCGAATCGGGAGTATTGTCAATGTATTGATCGCCAGGAATTCGAATTGGGAACCGCAGTAGCTTCCGAACCGGGCTCTTGGTCGGGTTAAGGCCCGGAATGCCGATGTAGTCGTCGGGTCTGCTGGGGCGAACGGCATTGGACCGTTTCCCACTTTGCCGTGCGGGCTGGTCGCCATCCCGTTGGAAGAACGCGTTGAATATCACTTCATGGACGGGAGGATGGTCATACCAGTAGTTCAGAAGATCGCGGTTTTCCCGCAAGTCCATCTTCCCCACTGATCGGGGTGATATCCCTAACCCCGTGGCGATTCGGCTTCGGGTGCGGGGCCAGTCGGCAACGTCGGTCCAGGTTTTTCCCGGCTGGCTTTCCATTCCCCCGGATCTTTGATCCTCTCGGCAGCGCCAAACGCCATCGCAGCGTTGAAGAGATCCTGCACGTTCTCTTGAGTTACAAGCTCATTAGCGGTTTCAACCGGGAGGTCGGGGTAGTTTCTCCCAACCGCCGCCATAATCACTTTCTGCATAGCGGACCGGCGCCCCCGCAATGCTGCCGAATGGGACCGATATGCAGCGGCATCCATGTTCATCACGTCCTGCACCTGCTTGATCCCGGAAGGGCTGGTTGCCTGATCGATCTCTTCCGCCAGGGTATCTGCCTGATCGCACGTTATAGCGGGAACGATCATAACATCATCCCCGCACTCGAATGGAACGCCGCGAAAGCGCACCGGTTTCGTTAAGTCCATCTTAGTCCTCGTTTCTAACCAACAATCTCGTGAATCCAGATAGTCCCCGGTCCGGGTTTCCACCTCAGACCGGAATCTGTAAGGGCCTGCGGGACGCCTTCCTGCCCGCGGTCGTGCCCGCACAGCATCTTCCGCACCTTCGGCAACCACGCCTGGATATCCCGCAGGCATCCATCATACGAATGGTCTCCGTCGATGAACACCATGTCCAGCGAGTGGTCCTCGAACGCCGCGGACGCATCTACGCTGTCGCGCTTGATAACCCGAAGATTAGAGAAGTGCCCTACATTGCCAAGAAACTCCTGGTAGACATCACGCTCCAGCGCTTCCTTGTGGACGGTGTCCCGTTCCGTTGGACTGCCGAGCCAGTGATCGACGGCAAAGACGGGACCGGTGCATCCACTCAGCAGAGCGTGGGTACTGCGCCCCTTCCAAGACCCCACTTCCAATACATTGTCCATCTCGACTGCACGGCTGTAAAGCCACTGCAGCTCTGCCGCCACCATACCTTTCCCGAAAATGCCTCCGAACGTACCGGGAGATCTGTAGATACCCGGAATCTCGGGGATATGGTCGATGTGATCAATGGCATTACGCAACAGTTTTATCTTATCTGCCGTTGTGAAAGTGTACTGGTGGAAAAAGAACGGCGCATTGGCCATCCCGTGGCGTTTGTTGATCTCCAAGACCGTATCGGTTTTGATTCCGTACCGCGCAATGTTCCGGCTCATCACATACTCGTCGATCAGGTGTTCGGAATAGATCCCGCAGTCAATCTCATGTGGAGTGGGGTAGATGTTTTGAAGTGCCTGACCTAAAGTCATGTCGGTCAGGGGTTGCCAGATGTCTCGACACCAGCTACTGGCCTGTGCGAACCAGTTGCATGTGCTCCAATGGCGACCGTCGCGGCGGAAGTAGTCATCCGTGCGCCACCGAACGCCGGCAAAGTCGCGGCCGTGTTGAACGACGGTATCGCGCCCGACGATCTCAGTGTAGTCGGGGGTCTCGGGGTGAATCAAAGCGTCGCCATCAACGTAGATCGACCAGTCGTCGCGTCGGTCCCGCGCTAAGTCGAAGATCTGAAACTTTTCGTAAGTAACGGGCCACGCAGGGGATCGACGCTGATCGATAACGTAGATTTCAGCGTCGATCTTCCCTGCGTAGAGTTTGAGGAATGGACGAGTAAGGCACGTAACTTCGGGGGCGTACCCATCCACATCCAGCGTATAGATTGTCTTGTTCACAGACTTAGGTTCCGGTCCTTTCCTGATATTACCCGACGGAGTCTAGGTGCACCTCGCCCACGTACCCCGAATTCGATCCGGTGCCTGGATCGAACGCCGAGAAATCCATCTCCGGTATGGCGAAGTCATTCATTTTGAACCCCCACGTCAGCTTTGAGCTGGTGCACGCATACAGCTCCAACAGTACTTGCTGACCCTGCCACTGGTTGTTGTACAGATAGCACCCAAACTGCGGGTTGCTCCCCATGGGCAGGTTCGGGATCTTGATGTAATCGCCAGTCGTGTTGTTTGCGGCATACACGTAGAAGATGCGCTTGATGTTGGCATCAGACGAGTTGAACGTGTAGGTGCCGTTGGCTTGCTTGTACTGACCCAGCGCCGGCGTACCGGTCACCTGCACATTCATCAGGCCCGTAACGGTATCCAGTACGCCAAGGTCGGCGCTATAGGTACCGCTGCCGTTGTGCGCGACGATCCCGCTGCCCGCTACCGGTGTCAAAAGCTCGCCGGGGAGTCCGGTAGTGTCCAGTGCCATCATTTTCTGGCTTCCAGTCACGACCGAGCCTCCCCAGAGCATGTTGAAGACTCCGGCGTTGAACCGCGCGAACTTCGCCTTGCCCGATATCTTCATTTCAGTCGCCGCAACCGCCACAGGTGCCCGAAGCTTGCCGTACAGCTCCTTAAGGCTCTGGGTCATCTCGATGGAGACTTCCTGGAGTGTTGCGAGCTCGTAGGGGGTTGGGTTCAAAACGGCACCGGATGCCGCGACCGTCGGGGACCAGTACAAATTGCCGGAGCCAAACTCGTATGTGTTCATGGTTGTTCTCCTGTTTCAGGACCGGAAGCTCCGGTCGGTGCCTGCCGATTGCTCAGCGGCAAAAGAAAGCGTAGATCCCTTCCACCTTCTGCCTCTCGGTGGGCGTAAGAGATGTGTTAACAGCAATCTTGTTTCTGCACGCCACAAGCAGCCGGACGGTGCCGTCACTAAGCGTAACGTCATCGTCCCGCTTGTTTCTGTGCGTCATGATTTCCTCTATCAAGCCGTCGATCTCGACGTCATTGGGCGGGGGGATCTTGTGTCTGCTCATGCGACTATGATGGTGATGGGAACGGCAGCATAGCTGTTGGGCGCTACGATTCCCTCGTCTTTCTCGATAGGGCCGTCGATGTAAACCGCTTGAATGCCTGCGATGCCCAGATTCTGCCGCACCTGACCCGTTCCATATGGCTGTGCCGTTGTGACGGGCGCACTGGGAGGAATGGACGCTTCGATGTAGTCCAGAATAGCGTTCAGCGGGATGTAAGGAACGAACGTCTCGTCCTGCGTTGCCGCCACATACACCACCGCCGTCACGTTCAGCTTCCAAGACGGCGCCATCCTGGGGTCGGGACGCTGGCCGGGGTTCTCATCCTTCTCCAGCAGAAACAACGCAGGCGTCTTGCCCTGCAGTTGCGCAAACGTAATGAACCGACGGCTGCTGTACACAAGCCCCGGCGCACCTTGCAGAAACGTGAACAGACCCGCGTAGACAGTCTCGCGTGCTATCCTCATTTCATCGCCTCCGGCAGCGTATCCGTAACCCACGCACGAATCCGTCCGCTCTGCTCGTTGGCCGTCAGGGACGCACGGATAAAGCTTCTGACGGGAAAGTGAATGCCGTAGGGACTGCCGGTCATGACGCGTTCTCCGAATCGTCGGGTAGTCATGTGCGGAGGGTTCCGCAGCTTACGGGTTGCAATGAAGCTTCCGCCGAACTCATGCAGCTTACCATACCACGCAGTGCTGCCGATCCCCACCGTAGCGGTGATGGTCTTGCCGTCGTCCGAGACGGGAGATCCATTCCCAGGACCAATTATGTTCCGCGCGAGGTTACCAGACCGTTGGTGCAGAGGATCGCCGTGCAGGTAATGCTGCACCACGTCAGATTGAAGCCCAATCCCAGCCGTCGTTACGCCCTTAACCAGCGCAGCGTGAAACTGGGCTTTCCTGGCACCAAGTCCAACGGTGACGTTATCGGTCAGGATCAGTTGGATCATGATGGACCTGCAACAATAGACACGACGAAAGACCAGACTTCCGTGCGTCCTAGTCTAGTTGTAACGGTATTGGTCACAACGTAACTGTTCCCCACAATGCCATCCGCGATCCAGACCGTAGCGGTCGTGGGCGTAAACCCGGAATCCTGTAGCGTCAGTCCAGGCGGATCGGAAAACGCGAACGAGCTGTCTATAATGGTATCGCCCCGCAGCCAGTCGGCCCAGTTGACCGTGTAGTCCTTAACGGCTACAATGTTCTTTGAAAATTGATCCACTAGACCACTCCTCGCGTTACATTCGTAACGCGCGTTTCCGCCTGTACATTCGTAGCCGTTACGACCACCACTACGTTCGTTACACGGCGGTCGGTCAAAACGGTAGTGGTGGTCGATGGAGTCGTTACAAATGGGCGGTTGATCAAAACGGACTTTCCGATCAATCCACTGGAAAGCAATCCAACCCAGCATCTTGTAGATGAAAGAAGTGTCCGTCCTGTCGCTATGCAGCCGCCAGTTCCGCTTTTCGTTCTGGTGGTGGAAAGGCGCGCCTGGCCTCCAGACCGAATGGTCCCCTGAGAGGCATAACCATAGCTTGATAGGTGCTGGGTAAAGGCAGACCCGCCCGGCACTGCCGTTCCAGACCCTCCGTAAACGAAGACATTGAAAGTCTTGACGCATGCGCACGTGCCGGTGCCGCCAGCCAAACCACCGCCAACGGAAGACCATGCATTCGTTCGAGTTATGCCAGCAACGCCGGCATGGATTCCACCGCCGGCCCCGCCATAGGTCTTGATCCGCTGCAGCAGAGCCGTACCGAAGGAATAATCAATACCACTTCCACTGTAGACTCTAGTTCTGGTCAGCCACGC